TTAACGTATTGAAAGATAAAGATATTGTGCAATCTGACTTACTTCGTGCATTAAAATAAGTTAAGTTAAGGTTGACTGAGGGGATAAAATCAATAAAATAGCTTCACGGTTTCTCGAAACAAAAAAATCCTACTGCCCCAAAGGAATAAACAGGCAGTAGGAATAGAGTCGAGGAGTCTAACACATGAACGCATTTCAAACAGTTGGAGTGGAATGCAAATTGAGTATAACACAAACAAAAGGTTATATAAATGCGAGTATTTGAAGATAACACTTCTGACGCATATTGGTATGCTGAGGAAGAAGATGATGAGCGCAAGTATTGGACGCACTCTCAATGGGATGCGTTCAATAAACAAAGAGCGATTGATACTGAAAAACAACTTAAAAAAATGTTAGGAGCAAGATATGTCGAACCAAAGAAAGTTTAATCACCACGATATTATTTCAAGATTACTAAGAACTGCGCTGGAACATGATAACCAGCAAGAAGCCTTCAGCGATTTAACCTTTGAGCTTGTACAGGCAGTAGGGTATTTAGTCGGTAGCACTGACAAACTAGAAGATAGGGAAATATTTATTAAAGAAATTAACAAGCAAATTAATGATTGCGTTGAAATGCTCGATGGTGTTCGTGAAGAACTTGCAAGTAATACGGCAACACTAGAAGCGTAATAGCTGAGGACACAGATAATGGACGCATTAATTGAATTTTTAGAATACTTAGATAAAAGCAGTATTGCTTATGTCTTAATGATAGGTTTATTTATGACGATGGCGTATTTGCACTTCAGCGCATTAGACGAAATCACCCGTCTACGTAGAGCGCTTAAAAACGCAGTATTGGAGAATAAAAAATGAGTATTACCGCAGCGGCATTAACATTAACTCTCTCGTTTCTAACAACAGAAACTAACATTGACAAAAAAGGTCATAGCACTACCAAAGAAACCATTGTCTACACCACAAGCGTAATCCCTTATGAATCAATGACAGCTTGCACCAATGGACGTGAAGAATGGAATCTTGCAGTAGGCGCTTACCAAATGTCAAAACGCCCAGCACGAATTATTATGGCGGTGTGCAATGACTTATCAACGGGGACAGTACAATGAGTGGTATTAAAAATAATGGTGGCACTGCGCTTTCAACTTTTCATGGTATGACATTGCGCGATTATTTTGCGGCAAAGGCAATGCAAGCCTATGTGTCTGATCCGAATATGAATTGGTCTGACAGTAAAATAGCAAGAGAAGCCTATGTAATGGCAGATGCAATGCTTGAAGCTAGAGGTGAATAATGAGTTCCATGACCATTAGACAATTCCGAGAAAAAACAGGAATGTCGCAAACAACATTAAGACGTAAATTAATAGCGCTTAATGTATTGCCCGTAGGTGTTAGTAAACAAGGTAAAACAGCATGGCTGTGGGCAACATCTGATTTAGAAAAAGCGTTCTCATTAGTAAATACTTATTTATCCCCCCGTGGGCGACATAAAAAACTGTGGTGATTAATATGAAATACGACATGATATATGTAGCTATTGCCTCATTTTGTTTAGGTGTAATTTTAACTTGGAGTATTGACTCAGCATTTCATCGTCATTACTACGAAGTGATTAAAGTAACAACAGGCGAATTTATCATCCATGATGGCAAAATGTATGCGGTTTATGAAATGGAACGCAATGTAAAAGGTGAACTACAGGTAGGTATAAGATGACCAAAGACGAATGTATCAGCCGCCTTAAAACGGCTCAGAAAAACAAAAAAGAACTAAGAAAAATTAAACTTCAACTACTCAAAGAAATTGAGCAGTTGAAGTTGATGCTCAGAGCGCTTGAGGAGGAAGAACAGTGGGCGAGTTAATTTACTGGGCAGTTATTGGGTTTACCGTAGTGTGTTTTATGATTGAGTACACTAAAGGGGATGACAATGACATTACATGACTGGGTGGCACTTGTTGCTTATGTAGGATTGATTGGTTTATGTATGAGGATTATATGGACAAAGTTCAAAGGGTAGAGCCAATACGAGCTTTACCAGATGCTACCAATTGCAAACATGACCATTGGCGAGTTTACCAATCACTTGGTTATCGGGAGTGTGATAGATGCAAAGCAAGACGCGCTATATTTAATGATATAAGGCATCAAAGATGAACACACTAATAAACATATTGAAGTTCCCTGTATTCCTTATTTGCTGTTTGTTGTACTTAGCAAGTGAGTTGTTACTAGGACTTAGCGTACTGCTAGATTGTATTGGGGAAGTGCTTGAGGATTTAATAGATGAATAAAATTGACCAAAAAATTGTAGGCTACAAAGTAGTTGATAAGACAGAAGAAAAAGTAGTGTTTGAGATGATACACGAGAATTTTCCTCGACCACCGCATTTGACGGGTACAACGTATAAGATTAAGACACCGCAGTCTGAGCACGCTCTGTATATCACGATTAACGATATGGTGCTTAACGGTGACGAGCGTCATCCCTACGAGATGTTTATCAACAGTAAGAACATGGATCATTTCCAGTGGGTACTTGCACTGACTCGCTTAGTATCTGCTGTGTGGCGCAAAGGTGGTGACAGTACGTTTCTTGTTGAGGAGTTGAAGAATGTGTTTGACCCGAAAGGTGGTTATTACAAAAAAGGTGGCGTGTATATGCCATCGCTAGTGGCTGAGATAGGAACAGTTATCGAACAACATCTGGTTGCAAATGGCGTGATTAAAGTTGAGGTGGATGAACACATGGAAAAGTTTATCAAAGCAAAGCGTGAAGAAGTAATGGGGAGTGAAGAAACTGGGTATCCTGCTCATGCTACGCTATGCGCTAAATGCAACACTAAAGCAGTGATACTTATGGATAACTGCCAGACGTGCCTTTCGTGTTCTGAATCTAAATGCGGGTGATTTATGAGTCTTGAATCATATTTATATCAGAATTATATTGACGAGTTGGTGAATATCTTTGAAGAAGTCTTGGATTCGTGGCAAGCTGGTGAGTCAATAGAGGAAGCTAAACAAATTTATGATAAAGCACGGCAAATGCTACCTAAAGACAGAGGGTGATTTATGAGTAAAGAAAAAGAATTATTAAAAAGAGTGCTAGATGTATTGCGCGGATTAGAAGAAACCCATTATGACCTTTATTGGGACATACAATCTGAACTAGAAAAAATTGAGCATAAACCTGTTGGTTATCTATATAAGCAGAAAGATTGTTATGGCGAAATAGAAACAGTGTTTAGCTTTGATAACCCCTATATCACATGGCATAACGTTACAGATGTTACTCCTGTCTACCTAGAACCACCAAAACGTGTACCTTTGAGTGATGATGAAATTTTTAACATTGGATATAATGCAGGATTTTCTCTTGACCATGTTGAAAATGATGATGGTTCTGTCTACGGCTTTTTAAACGAGTATGGTTACATTGATAATAATCCATATTTTAAGTTTGTCAGAGCAATAGAAAAAGCACACGGAGTTGAGGTAGAAAATGAGTAAAGAAACTATTTACATTGATGCAGTCACTAAACTCAATGAACAAGATGCTGTTATCAAAGAACTGGCTGAACTGCTTAGTGATGTTTTAGATGCTTGGAATGCACGAGATTATATGTCAGAAAGTTATGACTTGTATGTAAGAGCAAATGATTATTTAAAAGGATTGAGAGATGAATAAAGAACTAGCCCTCCGCACCATAAAACTGCTGTCAGCATTGGAGGCTTACGCCTTTACGATTGAAAAGTTCATGCCAGATTATCTGCATGACGAGCTTATAACAATTGTAGATAATCTGGAAAGCATCGTGCTTGATAAGCCAATTGAAAACGATTTTTTAACAGCGAGAAAAAAATGAAAATTGAAATTAAGAAGTTAGACCCAAAAGTAATACTACCTGCTTATGAGACAGCAGGTGCAGCGGCTGTGGATTTACGCGCTAACATCAATAAGGCAATCAAACTGGACTTAGGCGAAACGGCATTGATTCCTACAGGAATTGCAATCAACATCAATGACGATAAAGTGGCAGCGGTAATCTTACCTCGTAGTGGTCTTGGGCATAATCATGGTATCAAACTCGGCAATAGTGTTGGCTTAATTGATAGCGACTACACGGGAGAGCTTAAAGTGTCAGTAAAGAATACAGGTACTGGTGTGTACAAGATTAATCCACAAGATCGCATTGCTCAAATGAAATTTATTCCAATAGTGCGAGCAGAGTTTGTAGAGGTAGAGGAGTTCAGTAGTAGCACTGAACGTGGCGAGGGTGGCTTCGGGAGTACAGGTAATGATTAGTACAACAGCTTATATTTTAATTATCGCTGTAACCATTCACGGTGAGCTTACACAATCAACAATCGAATTTGCAGATAAGGCTTCGTGCGAAAGCGCGGCAGTTAAACAGGATTTTGCGTTTAAAAATTTGCAGTTTGCAGGTAGATGGAATTTAACCTGTCATCCTTATCAACTTACTGGAGAGAAGAAATGAAAGTACCAATAGGGTTTGAGGAAAGACATGATTTTATGTATTTGTTAATTGGCAATAATGGTTATGGGAGAGATGGTGATGAAATGGAAGTACCAGACGAATTGATTGAAAGGTATAAGCGCATAGAACCCGAATTTGAAAAAATACAAAAAGAACTTGGGGAAATATGGGGTGCGTATTATGTAGAAAAACGAGAAAAACTTTTAACAAGATTGAAAAATGAAGGTAAGATATGAAAGTAACCCTAGTGCAAAGCACACCTAACCCAGAAGAACACATCGGATTACTTGCAGGAATATGCTACGGTAAGACAGGTGAACAATCACCAGAGCAGTGCATTAAGAGAGCCTATCACTGCGTAACAAAAGGTCATCTATCTACACTACGCTTTGCTTATGCGACATTCTTAGTTGAAGACATTAGCCGTATCTGTAGTCACCAGTTTGTTCGCAGTAAGCATTTGGATTTCTTGCAACGTAGTCAGAGGTATTGCAATGAAGGTGAAGTAGCAATGGTTATACCAGAAGTTATTAAGTTCAATGCAGTAAGACGTCATTTAATTGAAGCAAGAGATTTATACAAACAGTTAATTTCCGAAGGTGTAAAGAAAGAAGACGCAAGGTTTATCCTACCTCAAGGCGCAACAACAGAGCTTTTAGTAGTTGGTAACTTCCAAGCGTGGTATGACTTCATCAAACTACGTAGCGGTAAAGAAGTGCAGTGGGAAATACGAGAAGTAGCGCATGAGATTAACCGGCAGTTACATGGGATTGCACCAAATGTCTTTGTGGAGCTTGATTAATGACTGAGCAACTAAAAGAGTGTTGTTATTGTCGCAAGAACCTACCTATCGATGCGTATTACATAAAAAGCACAAGACGATTATCATCGGATTGTAAAACCTGTCATCGATCAAAAGCCGCACTTAGACAGCGATTAACACAAAAAGTAAAACTTGAATCACGGCAACTTGATTTTGCGCTTTACCGTGATTTTATAACAAGGCACTTAATTGTTCCAAAGCAATGGGAATTAACACTATGTCATTAGAAAAAGTTATTTTTGAAATCATGCGCTATAACGAATTTTGGACAGTGACTGAAATTCATGATCGTGCAATGGTGACTCAGCCGTTTATTAAACGACCCGATGTGTTCGCAGCTATGCACGAAATGGTTAGCAATGATATCCTCACTAAAGAGCCTAATGGTAAGGACAGTTTTTACCGGTTGAAAAATTACGATCCGGCAGATAAACATAAAAAAGAAACTGAAGCGCAAGTAAAAATAGAAACGGATATTCCTGCCGAGTTTAACCGACACGATGAAGCACTGCGCCAAATTGAGCTTAGAAAAGAAGATAAACAAAAAGCCGATGCTCACTATCAATTCAGCTATAAAGGTCATAAAATAGACCCTTATCGCATCTTTAGAATTTATAATATTGTAGCACCAGAGCAACAACACGCTATCAAGAAATTGCTTCGAGCCGGTAAGTCAGTCAAGACACTCGACCAAGATATTGATGAGGTTATCCTTACTCTACAGCGCTGGAAAGAGATTTTAAAAGAAGATGTTAAACTGAATTAACCATGATTACATGGTCTGATTTGACACTACCGCCCATAAACTTATGGAATTTACCAAGACAAATTAAGATGGCTACAGAAGAAGGAAATACCGACCTTGCAACGCAACATGAAGAAATGATGCGTGACAAGGCGATAACTATTATAAGATCAAAAGCATCCGCTATTGATACCAGCAACCCTACAGGCTTATGCTGGACGTGTGGTGACTATATTGGTCATGCGCGTAGATGGTGTGATGCGGATTGTCGAGATAACGTAAATGAAACCTAAACTAAAAAAAGTAGGACTATTTTGGGTATGTTATACCGAGTGGGAAGATACGGTAACTTGTACAGGTAAGTCACCAGAACAAGCGTATTATAGGTGGTTAACCAAGAACCAATTGAAATTAGAAGAAAGCCGCTGAGTAAGCGGCTTTTTAATTATTTGCTTAAAAACAATTCTGCTTCAGCGTTGCGCCTGCGCGTTAATCCAGCAAGCGGCTTACCCCCTGCTTTATCCCATCGTAAAAATTGCAAAGCAATTTCAGATTTAGGATTACCGGCTTTGAGCATTTTAACAAGTGTTGAATTAGCTAAATTACGTGCGCCAATATTGTAAGTAAGCGATACCAGCGCATCAAATTCATTTTGAGTTAAATCAACCTTGATAGCATTTACTGCGTGTTCATATGACGCTAATGTTTTAGATAATAGTAGTAACGCGGCTTCTTCATTTGCTAAAGTCTGACCTCGTTTAACCGCGCTACCATCAGAATATCGCGTTGAGCCAATACCAATAGTCCAAACACCCGCTGGGCATATGTAAGCGGTCAGTTTACAACCTTCAAATTCTTTAATTAATTTTAAACCGCGTTCGCCTGTTTTCATTTTCTCGATCTCATAGAAAGTACCGTAATTAATTTTTGTGTAAGCCGTATCATGTCGTTATCGAGCAGGCGTATTTGGTCGATAAGCTCAATCAGCGCATCGGTGGTTTCGGTAAGGATTGGCTTAACAATCGATGTTGCCCAAAGCCAAACGAAATAGACAATGTAACCCATACTTCCCGATGCAATAATGGGAAAACCATATTGGTTGATATACTTAGCCAATGCGTCAACATCCATTAATCAATTCTCTTTTCTTGCGGGTTATTGAACCTTGCCACTTTTTCTTTCTCAATAGGCATATCAAGCGTTTCTGTCATCAATACATCTATTTTTACAATATCCTCTGACATAGCCGTGACACGCTTATCGAGTTGTTTAATGATACCAATAAGGCTTTTAATCTTTTCAAGTACACTATCAAGCAGGAATTTAATGGTCAGAAATACAAAGTACATTCCCACACACGCAGCGGCAATGGGGAAACCTACATCCGTTGCAAACTGTAGGAATTCCATTATTTACTTGTCCACCAAGCAATAAACGAAAACAATGCTCCAATGGTGAAGACAATGCCGCCAATAAATCCTTTATAGCGCGTTTGTTCGTTTTTCATTTCCTCAAGCGCGGCTATGATAGCATCTAGCTTTCTTCCTCTGTCTTCAAATATTTCTTCGAGGCTTTCAATTCGTTGCTCTACTTTAGCAAGGCGGCAGGCTTCATCAGGCATTATCGTACTCCGCTAGTTGTTGTCTTAACTGCCCAATTTGAATTTCAATATCTGCAAGCCATGTGGTATCAATAGCTAAAATAGCTTCGCGCTGTCTGCGCGGTGTAATTGCTGCTTCTAGTGCGGCTATTTTCGCTTTAATCAATATTTTAGGTTGTTCTTTAGCAAGCACTATTTCTCGTGCATCCCATTCAGCCTCTTCTTTGGTTGTGAATGGTATTGAGCCGTCTACAGTAATGTGATGTCGTGTCATAATTATTCCTTAGCTTTTCTTGACGCCGTATAAACGGAAAGTACCAGTAATTGTTGCGTAATTGTCGGCATAAAATTTAATTGCGTTAATTGAACCGGTAGAAGGGGTATAACAACTATTGGTAAGGTCTCGGACAGCACCACCGCCAGATGCAAGCGAGGCACTGGTTACAAATTGCTTTTTAGTAGAAGTCGCGTTTACATTACAAAGGCGAAAAGAAATGTGGTTAGAAGCAACGGTGTTTACAAGATAAGTGTTATTTGTGACAGACCCGTATGCGTTGTTAGCTTGCCGCCCGCCCAATGTTCCCGCATAAATGTAATTTTCATTATTAAAATAATTTGTGGCTAAATAAGAAGAACCATTGTTTTCTGAAATCATATAAATTAATTGACTGCTAACGGCAAATGATAAGTCGCTGATTTCAACAATGTAGTCATCGTAGGTAGAGTTAATACCAGACGTAAAAGAAACGGTAGACGCCGCTGAAGCAGTAATTGACGAAATAAAAACAAGTGATCCACCTCCCGCCGGATTAGCCCAAGTTGGTGCTGACGTGCCAGCCGAAGTCAAAACTTGACCAGCTGTTCCTGCCGGTGTATAAGCGTGTTGCGTTCCTGTACCATACCCTGCACCACCAGCCGTAGGAGTAGCTGTTGAATTAGTCCCACCAGATGCAATTGATAAAGTAGTAGATAACCCTGCCGCTGTGCCTGTCGTGTTTTGATTAAGTGTTGGGAATGTACAATTAGTTAGCGTACCACTTGTTGGAGTGCCTAAAATTGGCGCAATTAAAGTTGGTGTATTTGCAAATACCGCTGCACCACTTCCAGTTTCATCCGTTAACGCAGCAGCTAAATTTGCACTGGATGGTGTAGATAAAAACGTATTAACATTTGTTCCAAACTGCCCAGCCGCAAACGTAATTGCACCCGTCATCGTGCCACCAGCCAGTGCTAAGTATGCAGCCGCAGGCAAGTAAGAAGTTATCCATGCGCTACCACTATAAACGCGCATTTCACTGCTTGTTGTATTCCAATAGAGTGCACCAGTCAATAGTGCATTACCATCGTTATCCACCGTTGGATTAGACGATTTTGCACCTAGATACCTGTCATCAAACGAGTCATAACTAGCCGCTGCTGCGGTAGCACTACTTGCAGCATTGGTAGCTGAAGTTGATGCGTTAGATGCCTGTGTAGTTGCCGTTGAAGCAGAAGCCGATGCGTTAGTTGCTTGTGTTGTCGCAATACCCGCTTGTGTTGTTGCAGTTGATGCACTACCCGATGCCGCTGTCGCACTACTTGCGGCATTAGTAGCTGATGTTGATGCGTTAGATGCTTGCGTACTAGCAGTTGATGCTGAAGTTGATGCGTTAGATGCAGATGTCGCAGCGTTAGTAGCAGATGTACCTGCTGCAGTTGCCTGTGTGCTTGCTGTTGATGCACTATTAGCCGCATTAGTTGCCTGTGTGCTTGCTGTTGATGCTGAAGTTGATGCGTTAGTTGCTTGAGTGGTCGCAATACCAGCCTGTGTTGTAGCAATACCTGCTTGAGTAGTCGCAGTTGTGGCTGATGTTGATGCACCCGATGCACTTGTCGCTGCGTTAGTAGCGCTTGTCGCTGCCGCAGTTTGACTAGCAGTACAGCTTGCTACACTTGCCGTCATAGAGGATGCACTTGTCGCTGCGTTAGTGGCAGAAGTTGATGCGCTTGATGCTGATGTGCTTGCTGACGATGCACTGCTTGCGGCATTAGTTGCTTGAGTAGATGCCGTCGATGCACTTGCCGCTGCGGCTGTTGCCGATACCCCTGCATCGTGAGCGTAAATAGCTGAGTTTGGCGTTAAGTGGAAAAACCCTGTTGACGTACTATAGCGAACCTCAATTATCCCTCCAGCGCTAATATCCCCTGCTTGAATCGGTTCACTATCTGTGAGTCTAATGGATTTCGTACCAAGACTATTTAAATTGATAGTGGCGCTACCCGTATTATCATTGAGAGGTCTAAATACAACCTGTAGTCCATCGGTGTAACTTGTTATGGAACTATCTAGTGCTACCACATAGCTATTCGCTGTACCTGTGTCTACAGCGAAATTGACTGTACCACGTTGAAGTTTGGTTTCACTTGGAAGCAATCCAAATGCAATTACAGTAGCCGCCTTAAGAGCGTTAACGTCTGAGGATTTTGCTAGGGTAATCTGAGCAATATCAGCTGGTGGGTTAAAGGTACTCATCTTTTGTCCTTACGTCATCTCGACGTTATGTGTAGCGTAATTATGCGTTATGGCGCATACAAATTATTAAACTAACCCGTGATTTATCCGAATCATTTAACACCCAATGGTCAACAAGGTTATTAAAACTAAATATATCACCCACAGGAGTAATAACAGATTGTCCTTCGTAGTTAAAAGATTGTTTATCATTGGATTCTAAAGGGATTAAATATTTATCTTTATAGTATTCTGCGTGCCAGCTTCCGCTATCTTTATGCCGATAAACTTGTTTACCGGCAGGAATACGAGTAATTAAAATACCACCAAATTCTGTTTTATGGATATCGTGTTTTTCACAAATTGCACGGTTAATTTTAGCAATTTCATCTTTAAATTTCTGATTGTTAATATAGAAAACGCTATCGTGTTCATCATGAAATGCTAAAGGATTTAAAGGATTATAATTTTTAATATCATTATAGCGAACCCAGATATCATCCACTTCTCTATGTGGCGATTTAGACGATTCAGTACGTTGTTTAAATTTATTCCATAAATAATCATTATCAGAAATAAATTTATTGATAGCCGATACATCAACATGAATACCGGTATTAACCATATTAGGTTTTCCAATAAGCACGTCATCTATATTTTCTGCATCACAAGTATCTGTAGCATGGATACATAGCCAAACAACTCTACCGTTAACTGCTTGAACGCTATGCTCAATACCTGCTTTAATTTCAATAACAGCGGGTGCGTAATAGGTTTCTTGAGTATCACCTTGCCAGATAATAGCGCATCCTTCAACAAGAACGCTCATGTGGTCAAACGTATGAGCGTGTTGCTGTACTTCAAAGCCATCATCGATAATCACTTCTTTGGCATAGACTCCGCCAATAAAGTGATGTGCTTGTATGTTAAGTCCGGTGATACTCATAAATACCTTGTGATGAAATTACTGTTCCAATAAACCCACAAACTAGCTTACCTACATTCATCACTATTTTACCAACTAATCGTTTAAATGTACTGCGATTTTTTACAATGCCAAATTGCTCTGCCATTTCATATGCCCATGCTTGAACAATATAGGCAAATAACGGGATATAGATCGCATTATTACGCAAGAATTCAGTTAGTGGTTTTGCCCACGCATGATAGCCGATAAGGACTTCTGGATAAGCGTCTGCAATCAAATGCCCAAATAAAGTGTCCGCATGGAATACATCATCTTCAAGATAGCCGTATTCGCGCATTAAAGTACACATCACACTCATACCGCCTCCTTCTGGAGCAGGTGGCTGAGGTGTTTTCCATGATGACATATCAGATTCTTTTACTTTTAAAAAAGAATCTGGATCAAAATTTATCATCCCCCTGCCACCAGTAGGGCGGCTTGCTAATTCCGTTTGATAGTTGTTTAAAACAGATTGCTCTGAATTTGATTTATTTAAAAATTGTCGCAATTGTTCAGCAGAACTTAATGGCATATTAAATTTCCTTTACGTTGTACTTGTTAATAATTTTGTTGCTGCTTTAGCAGCGTCACTATTCATAAGTCCCACTGCAGTGTAAGCCGCGGCTACTTGGCTATTTGTTCGATCATATACTTCCGCTATATAAGAATTGATAAGAGATGTCTTAGCTGACGCAGTTACATCGGCAGAATTCCTAGTGTCAGCAGTATATTTGTTTATATCCTCAAACGCACCTGCTATCATTTTTCTAACATCGGCATCTACTGCTTGATCACCGGTTTGCTTGTTTAATATCATCTCTAAGTTAGTTTTATTCTTATCATTAGATTGAGTAAGTTGTGATTCTAAAATTTTAGTAATTCTTTCTTCTTCGGCTTTGGCTTTATTAGCATCTTCAGTATATTTAGCAGCATCCGCAGCAGTAACTCTATTGGCAGCAGCAGTCTCCGCAGCAGTGACTCTATCATCTTTAGCTTTTTGTACTGCCGCGTTAGCATCTACAAGAGCCTTATCTGCAGCAGCTTGTTTAAGCCTTGCCCCCTCTTTTTCAGCCGCAGTGGCATTTACATTTGCCAAAGTGCTTGCTGTTTCCTTTGCTACATTGGCAGCAGCAGTAGCAGCAATAGTAGCTCTTTGATCTAATAGTGTAGCAGCTTCAGCCTCTGTTTTAGCTTTATTTGCCGCAGCTTCCTCCTCGTATTTAGCAGTATCTGCGGCTGTAACTCTATCGGCAGCAGCTTTTTGTGCTGCCGCTTTAGCATCTACAACAGCTTTATCTGCAGCAGCTTGTTTAAGCCTTGCGCCCTCTACTTCAGCCGCAGTGGCATTTACATCTGCTAAAACTCTTGCTGTTTCAGCATCTACAACAGCTTTATCTGCAGCAGCTTGTTCAGCGTATTTAGCAGCATCCGCAGCGGCAATTCTATCGGCAACAGCTTTTTGTACTGCCGCTTTAGCATCTACAACAGCTTTATCTGCAGCAGCTTGTTTAAGCCTTGCGCCCTCTACTTCAGCCGCAGTGGCATTTACATTTGCTAAAACTCTTGCTGTTTCAGCATCTACAACAGCTTTGTCTGCTGCCGCTTGTTTAAGCCTTGCGCCCTCTACTCCAGCCGCAGTGGCATTTACATCTGCCAAAGTTCTTGCTGTTTCGGCATCTACAACAGCTTTATTTGCTGCCGTAGCAGCATCAACCTTGGCTTTGGTATCTGCCGCTAATGCGTCCGTAATTGCTTTTTTCATGTTTAAAGCTACATTAATATTACCAT